TTAGGACAAAGGGAGGAATGATTTCATGGGTGATGTTTTAGTTAAGTCGAGAGCCGACACTGAGGCCGAGAGGCAGGCAGCAGCAGCAGCATCCTTTGAAGGTAAAGGTGACAGACGTGACCTACCCATCCCTCTTTCTATGAAGAAATTACCAACCTTTAGAAGGACTTATACTGCTAAAGATGGTAGTAAGAAAAAGGCTAGTTTAGAATCCTTAGTAATAATGCGTGAGAAAAACAGGTCCGGTAGGGATTTGAACAGAGAAATCGTAGACGCAGAAGCAGCAGGTGACACTAGTAAAGTTACATCTATTAAGAATGAAATAAATGACTTAGTCTATGCAGAACTCGATGACGATGAAAAGCAAAGGGTAGAAAGCATACTTGAAAATAACAAAAGATACGAACAAAGTCTTCTTGAAAACGTAAGAGATGAAGACCAAGAAGAAGAGCAACCTAGACCCGGAATAGGTGTACCGGAAGCAGCAAAAGAATTAGGTATTGATTTACCTGAAGAAAAACCGACAGAAGAAGTTAAGCCGTTTATATCAACATCATCTGCTGCTGATGAAGCGTTGGGCATAGGTGACCCTTCTAAAAGAAAACCTGTTGCCGTAAAAGACGAACCTGAACTAAGTCGAAGAAGACAAACTTTAGTCGGCGTAGAAGGTCGTGCACAAGAAGCAGCAGAAGCGAAGGGTCTTGATTTCAATTTACTACAAACTAGAGCACTTAACGAAGTTAAGCGCATGGCTAGAGAGCAGGGCATCCCTGTGCCTAGTGAAAAGGCAGGGAAAGAGCGACTTGAAGGTGATGTCGATCCTAGATATAGAGAACTCTTAGAGAATAATTATCAAGACATCTTAGAGGGCATGATAGTAGGTAGGACACCTACTGCTGAAATGAGACTTGATGATGAAGGTAGGACAAGAGAAGTTGGCGTGTTACCTCGTACAGAGACAGCAAGAGAGGTCGCTGTCGAACAAAGAGGAGATAAGCAAGCAAGGGATGACGCTTTAGTTGCTATCTATGGATATCAACAGCAGCGAAGAGATGCACTAGACCAAGGTAATGATAAGTTAGTCGCTGTCTTGGATTCTGCTATAGAGGAAGAGGCGAAGGTTTTCCCACCTGAATCTCGTGAAGATGTAATGTCAAGGCCTGTTAATTTAAACGAAATGGCTCGAAGAATGGGCGGACAGGCTATGGAAACAGAGGCAACTAGGGCGACAAGTAGAGACAAAAAAATTGACAGACTTGAGTCTATGTTGAACGAGCCTTACATCATTGCAGGTGACGGTAAAGGTAACATCGACCCTGTACACGCTATGTTCAATGAAGAGCGAATAAAGGCTCAGATGCTTTTGCGTGAAGGTCAAGAAACAGGCGACCAAGCCAAGATAGACGAGGCTAAGGATGCTTTGAATGTATACTTCCAAATGATTGCACAGGATGAAAAGGTCAAGGAACAATTGCCTGTGGATGAAGAAACAAACAATAGGATTCAAGAAATCGATGAACAACTTAGAGGTATTAAATCCGAAGGTCGAACTATGACAGGTGGATTGATGGCGCAGAATCCTGAAGATAATCCCGAAGTTAGAGAACAGATAGAAAGGCTAGAGCAAGAAAGACAAAGTCTGTTATCTTCCCGTGAGTTACCAAAAGGTAGTAGCGGTATAATGAGAAACGTCCCTGCTGGCTTAGGCGGTAGGATTACAATGACATCTCAAGGATTTGATATCGCTTCTGATATTGCTGCACCTGTACCTGCTAGACAATTTTTCCTAGACCAAATGCTCGGTAGACCAACTACAGGTGCTAGATCTGCAGGTGGTAGGGGCGTAGGTCGTGATTTAAGTGCTAAGTCTCTTAGAGATATGCAGATGATACTTGACAGGATTGGGCCGACTCTTCGTCACAATATAGATGAAACCAATGAGAAAAGAAAAGAATCAGGTCTACCACCACTATCTCCTAAAGATGAAGAACAAATGCTAGTTCACTGGGATTTCAAACATGACCCAACCTTTGTTGCAGAGGCAGAAGCACTTGGTCTTGAGGTGCCCTCATACAGAGAGGCTTTCCAAGAAGGTAAAATGCTTGCAGAAGACCAAGTAGGTAGAAGTGCTGACGCTAGAAAGTTTAGAGGAAGAACTGATACCACTCAGAGAAGGCAGTTAGATAGATTGATGAAAGAATCAATCGCACGTTTCCTCGCACAACACATTACTACTCCTGAAGGTGCTAGAGAGGTATTAGGTGGCAATTATGCTACATTCATGCCTGCCGATAGACCTGAATTGATTGCAGACTTTGACCCTGAAATAGAGAATAAAAAGTTGCAGAAATTGCTAGAAGAAAGAACAGACGCAGAAAATTATCTAGCAAGCAAAGACCCTGAAAAGCGAAGAGAAATCTACGAAAGAAGGCAAAACGCAATTCGCCAAAAGGAACACGGGATGACAGAGAGGGCTATTCAAACGGCTGCTGAAAATTACGCTCTTGGCAAATCGGGTATGCTTGACGCAATGAAGGGTATCGGATTTGGTGGCAAGTCTGCTGACGAAATGAGAGAAGCCCAAGCACTAATCTTTGCTGGTGCAACAGCCAAAGAAGAAGCAGATATGGCATCCTTCTTAGGAAATGATGCTCCGATAAGGCAAATGATGAACCGCATCCAATTCCAATTACAAAGCAAATATGGATATCCACCAAATTATATTGAAGGTACAGACATAGGTGATTTGTATGCTCATGCAGATGAACTTACTGGTAGAGCCGATGAGTTAAACGCAGCAACCCAAGAACTCAAGCGACCAGTCGAAATCAAGTTTAGGGAAATCTACAATCAAATGCAGGCTTTCAATGAAGGTGCTGGTGGGGCTAAGCCTATACGAATAGGTAGTGATGCACCTCTACCGACGCTTGACATGAATCCTGATGTTCCAAAGAAGGAAAGAGGATTTGACATAGAGCAAATGCAGATGGATAGACAGATAGCCTTAGAGCAAGGTGATACTAGAAGGGCAGCCGAACTATTACAGTCTATCAATGCTGCAAAAGCAGAAACTGGTGATAAACCTACTTTAGATGAGTTGGAAGATAGACTAAGGGAGGCTGAAAACTCAGCCTTAGCGATGGGCATCAAGCCTTCTGAATCTGAAGTAGTTCGACGCATCATGGAAGACATCAAAGGTTACGGTAAAGAAAAGACAACATTCACAGGTATGGGCGACCAAACAAGAACCCGTGTCGACTTTGGTCAGAGAGCACCGCCAACTCGTGTAGGTCAGGCTGGTGGGGCACAAAGAACTCACGGAGATATTCTTGATGAAGTTTCAAGAGAACTAGAAAACCGTGAGCAAGAAATTGACATAGTCGCTAGAGAGTTAGGGGCGCAGCGAGACCTCGGAATTACTCAAGAAGAGTTTGGCGAAATGCCTGCTGCTGCTCGATTGTCCGGCGAAATGAGAAGTCGTGAAGGTATGGGGCAGGCTAGTAGAGCAGCCCTTGAATTAGCACGACCTAATGACGAAACTGGTTTCTTACAAATGCCTAAAAAACGTGAAGATGAATCAGAGGCAGGACAAAAAGACATTCGTGGAAGAGATAAGCGTCTTGACGAAACCGGTCCAAAGCGTTCACTAGACGCTGCCGTTAGAGCAGGGGAGGCGGAACCACTGTCTAGGAGAACAGGGGCTGAGACAGATAGCAAAGCAAGGCTTCTCGGTATGGACAAAGACCTCACAAGTAACATGGCACAAACTATGGGGCCTGAACAAATACAAGCCCTCCTATCAGATCCAAGGGTACAAGCACTGGGCCAAATCCCTGAGTATCAAAGAGCAAGTCAGCGTGACAAGATAGATATGATGCAAGCAGTTGCTAGTGGTGCTCTTAGCATAGAAGACTTACAACCAGCAGCGGCACCTGCGCCAACACCTGAACCTGAACCTGCGCCAACACCGCCTCCTGCAGCACCGCCTGCGCCGCCTGCACCGGGGGAGTCTGCCTTTGCAGGAGAGCCACCGAATCCACTTTCAGCCATGCAACAACAAGGAGGTCCTGTAAATGTATTCCCTCAAGAACAACAAGTAGTGCCTATGGACACTACTGCAGGGGAGCAGCCTGAAGTTATAGGTGAGGCACCGCAACCTACACCGTTTGCGACTACTCCACAACAACCACAAGCACCGTCGCCCGGTACTCAGGTTACGGCAGCACCGGCTGGTATAAATCAAGAACAACTCGCAGCAATGATACAGCAATTAGGTTTGACAGACCCTGCATTTATACAATCTCTCGCAGGTAAAAGTTTAGAAGAGATACAGCAGGAAGTTCTCGCAAGAATGATGCAAAAGTCCGAGTCAATGCGTCGCTTCGATGCAACTGTTGGTGACGACTTGCTGAAGAGTATCAAAGACCGTATTTGGCGGCAGGGTTATTGAAGAGTTATAGCGTGGCTTTGGTGAGGGGAATGAAAGATGCCAGTTATATTCTCTCCCGGTGAGGCAGAAACACGACCTCTTGACCCTGAAGCAATCGTCTATACCACTGCTCAAAAGGTAGCAGATTTACTTGGCATTGGTCCTCAAGAAGCAGTCCTAGCCAGTGCTAATTCAGTTAGTGATGGCGTATTTGTTACTGGTGGAGACTTCAGAAACACTGGATTTAGTGCTAATGATACTGTTCTCATATACAGTGATTTAGACCCTAAAGGCGTAGAACTCACTATTGATTCTACCGCTAACGGCGGAGCAAGTGGAGTAAAATTGGTTACAAGTACTTCATTCACTCACACTAATTTTACCACTGCTGCTAATACCTACATACAGAATCAGGCTTCATTTACCAACGGCAAGACTCGTGGAATGACAAGAGCAACCGTTGAAGAGTTCATCAAGCGCACTCAAGATCGCATAGACAATGACACTCACAATGCTTGGCGACCTACGATGGTTCACGCTGAGTATATCAACTTCGATACTTACAAGCCGTATCGCCGCCGGTACTATACAGATTATGTTGGTACATCTCCTCTGCTGTTCAGAAATGTACAGCAGGTTTTGAGGCTTGAAGTATGGCAGGGTGATGACTACAGGGATTTGTGTGGCTCTGAGGCTAGACTTGAGATAGTAAATGAGGCTGGTTTGAAAGGCGACTCTATTTGTATAGGTATGGCAAACGGCAGTGTTGCTACTCTTGCTGAACACAACGGTGACAACTCAACAAGCAAATGGAGAGCAGACTTCGATAAAGTTAGTACTGCTCAGAATCTCGCTGACTTAATCAACAAAGAGGACAGAGTAAACAAAGCGGCTGTAGAGTTTAGTCCAGCCTTTACATTAGAAGGTTCAACTAGTAACATAGCAGTTCACAATGAGATACTTGCTACAGCAAACTCTGACTATGGTAATGGCAAAGTCAAGATTACAAGTCTGCGTCAAACTAAGGGTGGAGAAACAGTTAGCATTGCTTCTACAGACTTGACAAACTTGACGATATCTCAAGTGACCGAGGCTAGCACAACATCAACCAGTGTATCTAGCGATACTGTAAATGTAGCGTCAACCAGTGGCTTTGCCAACGGTGGTGTGTTGATGGTAGGCTCAGGAGATTCTGTAGCCATTTTAAGATACACTGGCAAGACTGATACTTCTTTTACAGGCTGTGTAAATGTGATAGGTACTCCTTTGACAACACTAGGCTCATCAGGTACAACTGTTTTCCAAAGGCTACTTCAATCAGATATTGGGGCATTCTCTGACTTAGGAGGTGACCAAGGTCGTTTGAAAGACTGGTGGATTGACTACGAAATGGGTATCATCTACTTCAACAACTCTTATCCGTACTTTGAATGGAACGCTATCAAAGTCGCTTATATCTATGGGGAGCGTTATGTAGAGAAGGCTATTGAAGAAGCGGCTACAAAGATGGTTGCATCTGACTTGCTCATGTCGGATGACCGTTCAGTGCTGATACCTGAAGGCTCTCAAAACGTAGACCTTGGTGCAAAGATTCAGATATTCCGTAATCAAGCCAAGGCTATTCTAAGTAGATATAAGGAGATAGTGGTGTTTGAATGACGGCAGAATACACTGAGCCGTTGGACTCTATTATCACCGTACTAGGTGATTGGAACAGGGCTAACACAGAAAACATCAAACCTGTCATCATTGATATCGCTGACCATAGTCCTGAGCGTGGTAAGCGTTTGGATTTACAGCGTAGCGACTTTGTGCTATGTTACGAAACTGCACACAGTGAAGAGCAACCCGATTTGTTTTACAACTTTGTTACAACAAGAGTAAACATCACGGTTGACATAAGAACTGCAGTCAGTAGAACTAGACTTAGGAAAATGGAAGATGAATTCCGTCGTTTAATTCATACTAAGCGCAAGGGTGACGGTGTTAATTACGATAGATTAATCATCAAAACTCGCACCGATCTTAGTGACAGAACCAAGCGTTTGTTTAGACATACCTTCCAAGTCGAGGTAGTGATACTGGCTGAATTGATTCCATGAGGTGATTAGATGGGAGGGTTCGCAGCACACTACAAGGGAGATGTCTCTGAGGCAACGATGGGTCATGAAACTGGGCTTTACATTGAGCACAATGAGCCTCTAACTTGGTCAGCAACTGATGGTGCAGACCACACTGTAATTACATTTGCAACTGCTGCAGGTGCTGCAGGCTCAATAGGTTCTAATACAGCAGCGGGTGTGTTAAGTGTACCAATAGGTATGTTAATTGGTACTAAAATGACATTTCATGGTGACACTGGCAATTTCTCTGCTCATTATTATGAGGCAGTCAGTGGTAAGATATTCAGCATTGTAGACCATACCTTTGAATCGGGTGTAACTAAAATTAAGATAGTACCTGCAATGAACCTCGGAGGGACTGTTAATAGTTTTGATACTGACGTTATCTTTGTCCACTCTCTCGGTATGCCTACCGTTGGAGTAACTACGGCTATCGATGCTAGTGCTGCTGCATCTGCTGAAGTTAGTTTAATCGACCAATTCATAGGGCTGTCATCATTCATGACTTTACCTGATATGACTGTAGACATACACAAGTATCACGTTGTAGGTTTAGGTAGGCAGGTTGCAGTGCAGCAAACGGGTAAGGTTCACCACATGGGCGGTGTACTTGAAATGCCATTACATAGTCCACGCTGGCTGTACTATAGTCTTGGGAGAGAAGTGGTAGACGCTTACAACTGTGGCTCTAATCCAACGGGTCATACTTCTAAAACCAGTTTGACTTACACCGTTGCCCCCGGTCAGACTTTCATCGATTTAGATAGCCTAGCGTTTGGCTCTGCTACAGCGGCAGTGGGTGATTACATTCTCATCAAAGACACCACTCGGACACCGACAGTCACTTACAAGACTCCTGACATAGCGACTACAGACTATTGGCCTCCTGCTAGTGCTAGTAGTTTAGGATCGGATGCCCATCACTTTGAGTGGACAGAGACTAGTGAGTGTCGCAGGATTGCGGCAATAGAGCCTTTGGCTAGTGGGCACAGGGTCTTTGTTGATGACCCTTGGCAGTTTGAGCACAGTAACGATGAGGTTTTACTAAGAAAGTATGATTCGACAGGCCCAAGTATTGCGACAACAAAAGACATAACAAATCCTGTTAGGCGTTTACTATTCTCAAGTGACACCATTCCATCATTCTGTTTAGAGCATAGCATTCGCAATCGAGATGTTGGCTCGTACAGTACAGAGCAGACATCGAACGCACCGGGCGGTGCTAATGATAGCAAACAACTGACACGCATCTTTAGAGGATGTAAAGTTGTAGAATACGAATTGTCATCTACTGTAGACGCTGAATTAAGATACAGATGTATATTCGATGCCCTTTCTACTTACACCGACACTGGTAGACTGGAGACATCGAACAAGGGTGACAGATACATTGCACACAGAATGTTCCAAAACACTGCAACTGACGATGCATCGAGAAAGGCATCAGGTATTGCAAGTGGCTCTGAAAAGCCGTTTATGTTTTACAACGGCAGCGTAGAGGCATTCGGCTCCAGTCTCGGCATGGTCAGTGCGTTTGAGTTAAGAGGAAAGACTGGAGTAGAACTCTTCCACACTATACAGAGCAACCCCATTGCTGAAACACTTGATACAAACAACCTATCTACAAAGCAAGTACCGTATGGTGGCACTAGAAACGCATCAATCATTCGTGAAGGTCGTGAAGAGTTTGAGATGGAAATAGACGTAATTTTGACTGATGCTACCCTGCTTCATCGATTGCGTAGTCACCTTGAAACTGGTGGGACGGTTGGTGAAACGGGTAACCTAATTCATTTGCATTTCACGAAGCCAATTGTTAGTGGTGGCGGTAGCAATGCTCAATCACTTAGAATCCTCATAGACGATTATGTTATTACTGAAGTACCTGTTCCCGTACCTGATGGAATGGGACTATTGCATTCCAAAATTAGGCTGGAGCCGAGAAACGTCAAGGTAATCAGTCAAGATACGTTATACCATTGTTGAGTTGAGAATATGCCGATGAAGTTTTGGAAAGCCCTTCATCCTCGTATTGAAATCGATGTTATGGACGAAGAAGAAGAGGGAGGAGACTACCTCTTCGACCCTGAAGCAGGGAGAGCCAGCGATAATCCGTTCGCCCACCTTGCTTCACAGGATGCCCCCGAACAGGCTGCATCCGAGGACGCAGTGAGTAAGTATGTCGCAGGAGAAGAAGAATAGTATTGAAATTGAAATAAACGGATTACTTCATGAGATATCAGCAAAGCCCTTGACATTTTTCGATGTTCAAGCAGCGGCCCCTTTGCTGATGAGTGGCACCATGGACTTTTCTGATTACTGGCGACATGCTTTCAGGAATTGGTTATTTTATGACGATTACTTTGACGTGGAAAGACTGACTCCTGAAGAAGGAAAGGCACTTGCCTCTATACTTCCTGAACCTAGTGAGGTGATGGAATGGTTACTTTTTCGGGAGCCGAAGTCGGACAAATCAAACACTTCATCAACGGCAGGTCCGTTGCCAACCGACTTCGGTACCAACGAGAAGGGATGGAATACCTTCTGATGACACACTATAACATGGGGCTGAACGAAGTGAGAAATCTTAGCGTAACAGATGCCAAACAGTTACTATACTGGGCGCAGGCCTCTAATGACGAATCAGAGGCTTCAGCAAACGCAGTTTACTTGGGGTATGACGTTGTGCCACCATTGGAGGAGATATAATGGTAGACGGCAATATCGATCCTAGAAGCGTAGAAGCGATGGAGAACTTCAAAGATTATACCGAAGAGGCGCAGAAAAACATGAGGGCTTTGCAGGAACAGATGGACAAGTTCACTAATTCTATGGCGATGACTAAAGCACATAGTAACGACCTGAGAGAATCGCTCAGACAGACTAGTAAAACAGAAGGCTTCAGCCAACTGACAAGTCCTTCCACAGAAAGAACCCAAGCAGGTTTAGGTGCTACTCAAGAAACACCGGGCGACATCACTGTAAACCTCCGCATAGATGTCAGCGGTGTAACTGATAGAAGTGATAAGAAGGCACTGGCTAAAGAAATCAGTGCTATGGTTCAAAAGGAATTACGATCTAAAATGGGTGGTCCACTCAATCAAAGCGGATTTAGTAGGAGTGGTTGAAAATGGCTGACGGGGAGAGAGTGCCTGTGCGACTAGTACAGGAAAATGGTAACACCATCTCCCTAGATGCGACTAGCATAGACATGGTTGTAGAAAGACAACAGTCTGCCTTTGGTATACCTTTGGCTGATGCAAAGAAAATGGCGATTGATTTGAACCAAGCAGTTGTAGGTTTTGAGATACAGGGTGTGTTTACCGATGACGAAGGACAAGAGGCCTCTTCTCAAGCAAAGGCCGTAGTTGATTTGAATCATACCCAAACGCTATTTGACCAAGAGGCTGCAGCAGCCTATGCTGAAGCCAACAGTGGTGGTAAACAACAGGCAAGGGGCGTTGGTAATAAAAGAGGCCTTGGCGGTAGACCTACTAGCATACACGTTGCTCCAAGAAGAAGAAGAACGGATTGGTTAAAATGGCACGGCAAATACATGTCCTTTCCAGTTGCATACTGGGTAGAACAAAATCAAACGGCGACAGGTGGGTTACCCATTACATCGGGTCTTAGTGTCAGATTTAGTGCAAGTGATTTGTCTGCTACTAATATGGTAGGCGGAGTTTTAGAGCACGGTGCTACTGTAAACACTTGGGTAGATTCTATTTCTAGTGTAACTGCAAACAAATCAGGTTCACCTATATACAAACAACACGGTGCTGGAGGACAACCTTACGTTTACTTTGATGGCTCGTCTAGGTTCGATGTAGCCTACAACGCTGCACTGCACCCTCAAAGTAAAACTGTATTCATTGTAGCAAATAGTACAGACCGCAACGCTGACTCAGAGCAATACGTGATTAACACTAGAGAAGGTTCTAATAAAGGTTGGACTATTCGTTATAGATTTGGTAGTAACAATAAGATTAGATTAGCACTTTACAATTCAGGTAGCGACGAAGTATCAGATTCAACAACAGTGCTTGTAGCAGGTGTTCCACAACTACACGCCCACACTGCTGATAGGCAAGGCGATGGTACATACCATACTGAATTGTATAATAGGGGCGAATTAGAAGATACCGATACTGGGGATGACTACGATATAGTTGATGACGATGCTACACAAATAGGGTCAGGTAGTAGTGGTGATTTCTTAACGGGTAACATTTACGAAATCATAGTTTATGATAGAGTGCTTGCTAACTTTGAAAGAGAACAAGTTGAAGGCTATCTTTCAAGCAAATACAACATACCAATAAATGGCATTTTTGAAGGGGAGCACCCTTACAAATTTTTCAGTTTTAGAGAAGATGCAGACTCTGTCAAAGTAGTCTTTGATGCTAAAAGAGTTCCATCTAAATTAGAGCCTTATGGTTTTGTGAATAAAGTAAGACCAATGCAAGGTGTTTACGTTGGTTCCACCGATTATGATGGGGCTAAAGTCAATTTTGAAATCACCACGACTGACGATCCTAGAGAGTGGATTGAACTTACCAATAGCACTTCACCTACAAACTTGAAATTTAAAGACCCATCAACTGGTGCAATAAGAAGTGATGCTACAACTGGTGATTTATTAGTGAAAGTGACTGCACTTACTGCATCTACGATTAACTGTGAAATAGTTAGCGGGTTAGGTTCCACTTTAAATGCGAACGACGAAATACACTTAGCACCAGTCTTTGGTCCTGAGTATGAGTCTTCGCTTTACGGAGGTCCGGTACTAGTTCTTCCTATAGAAAACGCATTCGCAGAGTTCACTGCTCACGGTCAAACTGTAACTTACGTGGACTTCCCTAATTATGAAGACGGAGAAACTAGAACCGAGGGCAATTCGCAAATACCTACTCATCCAAGTATTCATCCACCGGGAAAAAGAGCAGACGAATATATCACATATCTATTATCCAATTTACTTACTCAACCCGGTTTAGAAATAAGTCAGCGACCAGTCAATGCGGTGGGTGATGTAGCAATAGATAGTGTATTTACAACTGCTATCAAGAAAAGCGGAGATGGTTTTGAAACAAGATTAGAGATAACTCAAGTCCATGCTACATCACTTGGCACTGTCAACAACCAAATTCGTCACAACTTTGGAGTCGGCACTTTACCCACAGTGCAGGGCTTTACAGGAGGCAGGGCAGGCAAGAGGGTTAAGTCCGCTGGTGATAAAGTGCAGGACATCTTGGGTATACTTGGTAATAGCAATAGTTTTGATGTGACAAAGTCAAACAATAGTCTAGGTAATTTTATTTTAGATGTCGCCAGTCTTGCCACACAGACATTTTATGGTGAAAGAAATAGAGGGGATTACATATACGCTATCCAAATACCTTACAACACCAATGTCACAAAGGGCAACAGTAGTTTAGATGAGCAAGTTGCACAAAGAAATCACTGGGTCATGACTGACGATGCACCAACATTTGAGAAGATGGCTGTAAGTAACGATACTCATGCATCAAAGGATTACGCACCTGAGCATGATGACAGCAGGCGTAATGGCATACACGGCATAATCACAGACTTCCATGTACATAGAGATGCAGAAATGAAAGCCTACGAGTTTGCTTTAAAATTCGTAGCGGCTAATATAATAATTTGAGGGAATGAAATGGCTTTACCTATACGATTAATTGTTGGGCCGGATAACTTGATGGAGATACCATTGGAGGCACAATCCCTAGATATCTCTGTAGATCGTAATGCTTCCGCCTTTCCGACACCTAACAACATTGTAGGGAGAATAGCAATTGATACAAACATACCTAGTATTGCGATAGACATAGGGGGTGTGTTCCAAGATGATACTAGTGCTAGTATCGATGTGGGTACAACTAAGTCTAAAATAAGTGGGGGAGATATAGTTTTCAATTTTGCATCTGCTATGCCTACTTCTAACTTAGCAAACAATGAATCGTTATTGTCAATATACGGTAATAATGACGTTTACATAGTGACTAGATTCAAAGAAGACTTTGCTAAGTCAACATCATCCACCACAGGTGACATAGACATTTACGACATCGACAGCGAAGATTTTGCTCTCCGTGTATTAACTTCTACACTCGATAACAGTTCTGACAGAAATTCTGTAGACCATCCCTCTGCTAGTTCTTATGCTGCTGGCTCGACTAGTATACAGGTTGATGCTGGTAGCGGGTTTAAAGTAGGGGAGAGAATACACCTGTCTAACGGTACATTTGTTGGTACAATTACTGGTATTAGTGGTGACATTTTGAGTTTTGCAAACGGCACTCTTGTTACCTTGGCAGATAACACTGACTTACATTCCTATTCTACGACTCTATACACGACTAAAGGACAGATAGTAGGTAGTGTAGTAGGCGTTAAAACTAATGCAGATGTAACGAAATTGAGAATAAAGGAAATCGAATTAGATAGTTTCGCTCAACCTGTTTATGATTATGTCGATTATTATATGGTTTTAGGTGGTGCTAGTGCACCAATTGAAAGGGTACTTGACCAAAAAGTAATCGAACTGTACCCTAATTTTTGGCGTATAGATACTGTCAGCAGGACGAATAATGCTGGCTTTGCTCCTGCTAGGCCAAAACCGATAGCAGTACAATTACAATTTTCAGATGATATGGCCCATACAGATTATCAAAACGAAGGGACCACTGGCTCTTATCCATCCGTAACTCAACAAGGAAAGCATATACCTAGTACAGTCAATGGTGTAAGGTCTTCTACTAGTAATGGCAAGGACGTAATCATAAAGGTACCAGTAGGAGGAATAAGCACACATTCTGTAAATGGTAATCCTGCAGAAACACTTGCGTTAATCGTAAAGAAAGCGTTAGAGTTGACCTCAGATGCAATGGAAATCGGAGACTTTGATGGAGCGTCAGGTTCAGCAGTATCAGATGCCTTTGAAGTCTCTGTCTCAGGCCCTATGCTAAAAGTCAAGCAAAAAGTTGAACCTTTGAACAATACGTTGCTGTCTGTTTTAGAGCCTTGTAGTCAGGTACTTAACTCTCAAAATTATGACATTGGAAGCGAGTTGGCACAAATAGAGTTCTTTACTGACAATTACAGTACCTACTCTGTAAGTGTAAATTCAAAGTCTGCAGGTGATAAAGTGCAGGATTTGATTGGACTAGTATCAAATGCTAAAAAGAATAGGGATTTAATCAGAGGCATACAAATACCTTATGATAGTTTGATACAAAGCGATGCAGTAACGCCAACCGCAAGAAATTTCTTCTTGACTTTTGGAGAGCAAGACCCTGAAGCAAAAGGTTCCTCCGGTAATAATATCCCAGCGTCACGTACAATGATACCGGGCTTACTACCGGGAGATTTAGGCGGTGACCCTTTACCAGATCGGGGTTCGGGTTTGCTTGCTAACATTGCTGAATTTGGTGATGCACTTTTGGCTCTTGGGTCATTTGTTACAAACTTTGTTGGTGATACATTTCTAACATTACTTTCTGACCCTCACGGAAACGAAGGTGGAATGAGGATTATTCCTGAAAAACTACATGTACGCTATGATGCTGGCAACAACTACTACGCATTCAATTTGAGATTATTAGCGTCTGACTTTGTAATAGGGGTGTGAAAATGACTATACTGATTGACCCCGGACACGCTTTACTTTTCAACGGCATAACTGATGGTGTATTGGTTCCCCCGAATCTTAACATCGTACACGGCAAGAATGATGGAGGCCTCAAGACTTTACCTAACGTATTACGTTCGTTTACTTTAGAAACTTGGATAGTACCTGACTGCGGTGGCATTGTGTATGAATACGAAAATGTCATGCGATTGAGTGTAGGTACACCATCCAGTCCTGCACCTGCAACCTTTGAAATAAATTTAGAAAATGTAGCCGCTGGTACTACTAGTGTTTATTCTTTGAATAGTGCAAAGCCTGTACACAGTCCTAATGGAGATTTGGCTTATTGGGATGGTGTGTTGTTCCCAACTCCTCATTTGAATGCTCATAATTCATATGTGTACATAGATGCTGATTTAAATGACCCCACTGCTTTGAACGATGGTCATAGAGAATTACTGAATGTTACAGTTACCTTCACAGGTAGAAGATTAACCATGCATATTAATGGTGACCTAGTGGTTTCCAAGGCCTTTGATGAAGTGCAACAGGTTGTACTAAATCCCTCAAACATGTTTCTTGGAGGTAAAGGTGGTGAATACCGAGGAACAATAGAAGCAATTCATCTCTCAAGAGGTGTCAAGCCTTCAGGTAAAGTTGCTTATGCTCCTATGAAAAGTGATGATACAATAGCACTTTGGAGGTTTGAAGAGCCGATTGAGCCAATAGCCACGCAAGTTGTTACTCCATCGATTTCAGCATCGACTAGTGCTAGTTCTACAATCAATATAGGAACAAACGCTGCTAAAGCACTAGCGAAAGAATTAGCAGGAGATGGTGTAACAGAAAGTATTGACTTTACTACAACTGCACCATGGAATTCACAGGGTTCTTACACTGTAAAGAAATATGCCGCAACATCTACTAGCGACATTACCATTCCAAAAGTACCTTACAACATCATAGTTAATCCTTTAGGTTACAACCCAACAACTGGTAAGCCTACTGCAAAGGCACCTGAACGCCTCCGATTGATGGCGATCGATGGCAGTGCAGGTACAGTAACAGTTGAATCAATTCATCTCGATTTTGGTGCAACTTCTAATGGGAGAAGAGGGGCACTACAAGCACACGACGCAGGTATATTTGTTGTCGTTACGGGAGACTGCATAGTAGATGGTGGAAATGGTAACGACTTCCAGCCACAAGGTAGTGGTACTCAATTTTCTCACAGGCAGGGCCAAGTGTGCATTGATGAAAGTGATTTTGAAAACCACGGCATTATGTTTTCAATGAGCATGTCGATCGACTCTGATAGTTACAACAAGTTTTCAGCATCCTCTGCTAATCCCGGCGACGGGTTTTACATAGGTCATTCGGGTAGACATACTCTCAATCATGTCAAGAGTCATCCTTTCATGGGTACTTTGCCACCAGTTTCGGATTTAGTAGTAGACAAAAAATTAGATGCATCGGCTGATGTAATTTCTGCATCTTTCGACTCTCAGTACTCAGATATCAAAGACACAGTTCCCGTCAACTCAAAGATATCTGCTTACGATTCACATATTAGCAACCCATTAACTAACGTGACCTTTAGCACAAAGGTAAGCCAAGTAGTAGAAAACGGCATGAGCGATATCTCTGATACGCAAAGAGGCATGATTGGTATAGGTGGTGTTAGATTTGATTCAAGTCTATTTAGTTTGAAGAGTGTAGGTGGCAATGCTACTCTAAATGATTCGGTGGAGGCTGCTAGGCATTTAGTTTCGTCCGATGAGTCAAGGATTGCTATACTAGATTTACCTTCACTTTCAACTTATAACTACGCTCCATTTATACAAGTCCATTACAATGCTGTTTCTCATAATTCTGAGAATTTTTCCGTTGCTGCTGCGTCTAGGATAGACTCATCCTTTACCAGTACATCTACAGTTATCAAGTTGGAAAGTATCAAATCTTTTGGCAAAGACGGAGCCGTTTTGTCCGCAGCCAATTTCCTTATAGGTAGCACTCCTGCAACTACAGACCCTTCAATTACTGCTACATTAGACCACACTACTAAGAAAATCACATTTAGTTCGGCTACAGATTCAGCATTCCAGTCTGCTGACACTACTGGTGCTATAGTAAAATTAAGAATGAATGGTCCGTCATTAATGGTAACGAAAACTGTACCCGACGTGAGTACGGTTGTTACTGGTACTACCTCCATTCTCGATCTTATCCATACTGCATTAGACGCAGGAGACTTAGACATACATTCACCCGGAGGTAGAATTGAAATAGATATGCCTGAAAACTTTGGATTCACTGAAGGTGACTTAGAGGGAGATACCGAAGAGGGTACAGTCGCAGAACCAAAGTTGGACTTCACACTCTGTCCTGAAAACTATCTACCATTGACTTCAACAGACACCCCTGCTAAAACCCCTCAAAGTATAGCATTGGCTGATTCTAATCTATCAACTAAGTCTTCTCAGTTTAGTAAGGTCATTGTTTCTCGTAGTTACAACTCCAGTAATTTAGAAGAAGTTGAGGATATGACTAGGCAATTGCCAACTAGCCATAGACTTAGGACTGGCTTACTAATTAACAATAACGGAGGTTATGCGGCTAGTACTACTACTGCACTAACCGTAGACGGTGTAGATGCTAGGACAGTGTTTGTCGATGGGGACATAGTCTACAAAGCGGACGGAACTAAGGTCGGCACAATTAATCACACAGTAACTGAGACTACTATCCGCATATCAGGTAGTGGTGGAACAGCAGTTGCTCTGCAAGATAACGAAGAATTGTTTATCGGTCCTATTGTTTTAGGAACCGGTACAACAAATCAGTCTACAGGAGTTTACGAAATCTTTGACATTATTGAACACCAAGTTTTAGGTAAAAAGGTAGTTCTTACAGTACAGCCGAGTGACCGCAGGCGTTTCTCTCAGTTAGCAAAGTTGAGGTCGGATGCATCTACACCTAACTCGATTTCTATCGAATATCTTGTTTCAAGAGGCAGAGTACTATCGTTTGGTGATGAGCCTGATGGAACTTCTAGTATGCTGGCCTACGGACTTGTATCTGATATTGCGAGTGCAAGCGTTAGTGCAAAGGGCGACGGTGCACCTGATTCTCACATAGTCAAGGAAATCATGCCCGGTGCACCTGTGGTTACAGTTACATTGGGTGGCCCCGGACAAGGTGCAATCAATACCAAAGAGACTTGGGATCCAAGTCCTACCGCTAGACTTGCTTGGAGCACAAGGCGCGATTGTGTGACGAGTGGCATTGCTGTTGATACAAGTGCTAGAACTATAACGGTCTCTCCATTAAACAATCGTGCGTCAGACCTACAGTCTTGGGGTACGTATTGTTTCCCGAAGGTAGGTAGGGTGTATCTTGAGTTAAGTAGGTCAGATGTAAACGAACCTATTCGTTTTGCCTCTGCAGAATATACATCTAAGACTGGTAACAAGTTTACTTTCCCTTCCGGTAGCCAAAGAGGTAACGGCGTGTTCATGCTCGCTGACGGTAGCGAATCAGATACATTCTCTGATTGGGTCACAGCGGTTGGTTCGACCAATATAGTTGGAGGTAATCTTCATGTGGATGACAAATTCCTAGAAGAATCACTGTGTAATGATGGGACAACTATTAACGATAGGCTTTTCCAAACACTAGATACTGTTCAGCATGATTATCAACTAGGTACTCAATATGCAAGTACTCGTGCACTAGTCGAGATTCCATTATTCCCTGACCAGTTCTTCAAAAATGAGGCAGAGGGTATATTCCCCGGCCCTGACAACAGCATGAAGTTGCATGTAGACGCAACACACACTGCTAGCAATTGGGCACCCAATCCTGTTGGCAGAAGACACGATGCCATTTCACCACAAGACCCTGAGATATTCGGTGCATTTTCCTACACTGTTTCTTCTAACAGTCACAGATTAGGCACTAAGATTACTGCTCCTTTTACTGATACAAGTGCTCCAATTTTGATTCATGTTGAAGATGCAAGCATATTCCCTATTCCTACTGCTGGCCCTGTCACTGTTGCAGGTATAGATGGTAGTGCTCGTTACCGAAGGGCATTTTTGCCAAGCGGAGAGTGGGTGCTTTACATTGATAGAGATACAACTAACAATACAATCACAGCAGCGTCAGCGGCAACTGCTGGTGGTAATTTTGCAATGAGTAAAAACTTCGTCAAAGAGTTCGCAGTGGGTGTACAGTTAACTCCGGGTCCGGGTTACCAAGACATGAATTACAGCCCTATCGCAGACAACCCATTACTAGAGAGTGCCGGATATGAGGGTAGGCGTTCATTCTACTATGATAGGTCGAACGTAATGACACAAGGTGGCAACGTAGATTATGGTATGAAGCAATACGTCAGTGCGGTTGAATTTAGAGCAGGACCTCGTGTCAATCCTCACCTTGACAGAATTCAAAGTGGTAGGGCGAAAGGTGTAGTTTTGGCTTTAAATACAAGTACAAATGTGCTGAATCTAAAAGATGCTAGTCTTTTCCCTGAAGATAGAGAAGGGGTAGAAGGTTACGCAGGCTATCGGTACCGATTAGCATACAGGAATGCAAGTGGCACTGTCAGTTATGCACATTACGAATCAAGAACTAACACAACAATCACTCTCAACCAAAGAGATACAGCCTTCACTCCATCTGAGGGTGATGAAGTCGTACTAGTTGACATGCATGCAAGTCCGACTACAATATATCCTGAAGTAAATGAAAAGGCATTCTTGAATAGAAGTTGGGCTTATCCTTACGCACCGGGAGGTTTGCGTGATGGTGACACAGTTTGGATGAACATGCACTATACTAATCCTCATTCGATTGAGGGTCTATTCTGTAAAAGTAGAGGTACGCTAAACGAAGGTAAAGTGTGGACAGGATTCAACGGTGGGCAAGGTGCAATGAATGCAAACCCTAGAAGCAGTACACCGTTGGAGAACTTTTTGATTGGTAATACTTGTATTGAAACTGCAGAAAACTTCGTACAGCACGTCAATAAAACAATTGAGTTGAACTATGAAGCACTAGGTTTGTCCGCTGATTTAGCACCTACAGTTGCCTACATAGATCCGTACCAGTCATCTGATGAGCATGCCCGTGTCCTGCTTTATGATGTAGCGCATGACCGTGAATTCATCGCATTCCAAGACTTATGGATGCAAGTACAAAGTAGCGCAGATGCAATCAAGATAGGAACTGAACCTAGTACTACTGCAGGTGCTATTTCTCATAGTGACGCAGATTCCGGCTCTCAATTAGATGTAGCCTCCGGTTTCCCAAGTCAAAACAAGTACCTTACTTCAACTACTAAGTCTCAGTTTATTGAGGCTGCATATTCACACAAGAGCACATGGAACGCTAGTACGGGTACAATCCTCTCACCGCATGCACCGGATGTAGGCTCTAAATACGCCACAAATAACGGAATGCCTAGAACTAATGACGCAGTAATTAACTCAAATGATGCTGGTCTATTACATGAGCAAATTGATAAAGACTCAAGAGAAGTATCTACTTTCTTCGATACTCCTGATGGAACTCGTGCTATACCTGCGTTCCTTGCACTGAAGGGTATTCGTTCTTCAGCGTTAGATTTGAGTGGGCATGAAGAAACCCGTCTACAGCATTTAGACCATTGGACACAAATGGATTTCGTTCGCAGATTGACTGTTGATTTGGGCGAAGTCGCTTTGAAAGATGGTGTAACTAACATAGAGTCTGCTGCTCTTGAAGTTGTCAGACTAATCAACCAAGCAGGTGCTAAGAACGGTAGAACTCATATCAAAAAGACAGCAGAGCAGCACTTGGGTAAAAGCACTGGTTCTACTCACGACCCAGCACCATTTTGGGATGTTAAGAAAGGATTCTCTAGCCATGACAAAGGGACGCACATGGGTTATGTACGTGCTCACTTAGGTAGAGTTATGTTAGATTCCAACGGCAAGGAAGGATTTTCCATTGTCATTCACTCTACCGTTCCGGGTGCACAAGGCAGGAATTTCTGTGTTTGGTTAGACAATAGTCGTGCGCAGAGTCCTTATCGCCCACAGTACCTAATAGGTCACGGTGGTAGATTTAGGAACTATTGGTGCCAGCCTGACGAAATGACAGGAGAAAACATGCACCCTGCACCTATGCCTATCAACAGATTCGGTAGGCCATTTGCACCTATTACTACGCTCAAAGAATTCATACCCCCTGAAGAGACCCTAGACTCTTTTGAAAACAATTTGAGTCTTGGGCCTGAAACCGTCGCTGGATCTACGCAGAAAGCAGATACATTCCGAGAAAACGCATCGGGAAGAAACTCAAACACAGTTATCAACGAATCGTTTGAGACAAAGAGTCCATCTTCTACACTCGTAGATGGACTCAGAGTTGGAACTTCTGCAAAAGCCCGTATTAATTTCGGTGGCCTTACACAGGCTGGTATTCCCGGCTGGGCACCTAATACAGGTAAATGGGGAGTTGGTAGAGATGGGGATGCTCGGTTTGAAGCGATTTATGGGAATGCTGCTAATGTAGCAACGCCTATGCTGGGTACCACCATTTTCAACGCTACTAGTAGCACCACTGGCTATATACCTGAAGACCAAATGAAGCCTACAAACATAGGCGACGGCAACCTGTATGGTATTCGATTTACTGACCACACAGGTAACAACCACACTGTCCGAATGGTGTACAAAGAATGCGGTCAGCCATTTGGCAATGACTTGACCATGGTTCCTCCTACATTTGATGAAGAAGTAGTAATCTACTTTGATGACAAAGATGTAGCACAAGGTGGCTTTACAATCGGTAAACACATGATAGGTAAAGGAGAAGTATGCGGCGAGAAAACTGGCGGTACTCTTCAATCCTTCAAAGGTAATCTTTGGAATAACTACCCATCACCTGCTGTAGGAATTCATGTCAATGCTAACAAACCCATTGGAACCGGGCAAACTCTCGACATAGTATTTACTGCTCCTTATGATACGGCTGGTACACTGTCTCATCCTGACATACTTGGTTACTTAGGGTTCCCCGAATCAGGTATGATACAACTTACAGATGATGCTAGTGGTAGTCCATTAGGAGACCAAGGTATAACTATTCATTATACAAGTCGTTCTCATTTTGACAAAGATGGTGATACTGGAGCATCTAACAAACACTACTTCTATGGCTGTACAGGTGGTCGTGCTATAACTGGAAGTGAAGGTTTACTAATCAGTCCAAGACTAAATTTCACTAGTGTTCTCACTGATGAGGTGATTGCTGCAGCAGTAGAATACGCCCTAACCATGAGCGATCCTAGTGACCAAAGTGTAGAGGCAACTAGTTTCGACTGCACTGATATGTTTGCACCCGATGGTCGCACGTTACGTGAATGGGGAGTAAGCCCTACTGCTATTAGAATCAAAACTAGTACTAAGAGTCAAATTCCTCTCAGCAAACTGTTTGAAGTCAGCAGAGGTAGAGATTGGGGACTACTAGAAGGTGCGAGCAGTGATGCTGTCGTTTCTAGTAAGCACACTGGTGGACTTAGTGATTCGGAAAGGGACGATGGCACTAGATTAGACGTGGGCTACATACCTTACACGGTTTTGCACATCACTACTCGATATAAGGGGACTAACGCTAACACAGCCACACCTATACTAGTCGACAGCCAAAATAACCCTGTTGATACATCTACATGGCAAAGAAACCTTCGTGGTGAAAACTACACTAGTGTTGCCGGTGACCACATAATTCCAAAGGTAGATAGTCCTATGATTACTTTAAGTTCAATTTCGAGTGCTCATTTGGTTTTAGCAAGTAATACTTACATGTACTCTATTTGTGTACCCGGTTCGGATAACGCAGAAAGTTGGGGCGAGCGGTTTACTCTTTGGTTAGGTTCTAATGAATATGCAGAAGTAAAAAGTCACAGGGGTGGCTCTGATGCAGAAATAAAATTAGATTATTCTGCCGCTACAGGCACTAGTACCAATTTCAATAACTCTACTATTTCCGGCACTGAAATTCTCATGCGGAATGGAGATGTCAAAAACGGTATGAAAACGGATGGCATTCGTAGAGCCGGTAGTAAAATGTCTAGTCCATTCCTTTACTTCAGAGGCGGTAGAGATAGTCCTGACCACTGGGTACCACTTTACTTTGGTGGTGGTTTTAGTGGAGTAGTAATGGACATCAATGACGGTACGCAAAATGATTACGGTGAATTCTACACTCACCCATACGCTGGTGGCCCAACAGGTTCTGCTGGTCTACAAAATGTTGGAGAAATCGCTGGTTCCTATGCTTTACTTGACACTAACGCTATGTTAGCAATGTTCCCCGGTACACCCTACTTAGATGACCACAAAGGGAAAAACAATCCACCGATGTTCAACCAAGATGGTATTTTGACGTTTGATATGGCAAAAGGTGCTAACACTAAGGCCACTGGTATTACTTACACTGATTTAACAAACACAGTTTCAACTAACATACCTAGCCCAATCATACTCAGATTTGCTCACCCTCATGCAAGATATAGTGCAGAAGGTGACACTTTGGACCAAACTGTGTACATGGTGTTTGGTCCCGGCCAAGCATTCCCTCACAACACCGCTGCATTTGAACCACAAGGATCGAACATAGTCACTACAGGGAACGGGTACAGTGCCGTTCCAATTTATACAACAGGTGACTCTCCGTCATTCTTACCAAATCAATTAGCGAATGGGCATGATACTTCAAGCGGATTTAATCGAACATTGGCTGCATCTGCACACTTGCCACGAACGTCATTTTTCCAAAAGAACAAAGTTAGAGGCTTTAATTACGATATGAATTGGGAACCAACTAAAGGACTCCCTAGTGTTCTCGCTAGCGGTACTGGAGAAATGCTTCAGACTTACGATAAGGCATTTTATTACGAAGGTACAGACTTACAATATCCTAGCGGCTTGACTGCACCATCTGCTCATCCTTTCAACTATCCTTTTACTGATATTAATGGTAACCATTTGGAAAGTAGCACTTACCCCACTACCAAAAAGGCATTTGCGATTTGGCACATGGATGGTGGTTACCATCCCGGAGGACACTTCCTCGATAACCATATCAATCTCAATCCTAAACATCCTATTGAGACAGGTAGGCTTGCTACAGGTAGTGCTAACAAACACAATGTGTCTGCGTTTAGACCATGTGGTTTGTTAGCCGAGGCCTATCTAGCGGCCTATGGAAGTGGCTCTGAGGATAGCCAACTGAGTGATGCTAACATAGTTTTGATAGACGCTACCCGTGTACAGAATGCAGAAGAATTAGGTGCAGTAATTAGCGCATCTATCAACACATTCCCCGGTAAAGATCCACTAAAAGCAATTGGTGGTACATTCCTGCCTTCTATGCAAAACGCACACAAGCAGGATAGATACGGTTGGGTAGAACTTGCAGTAAATCAGTATACTGCGGAGTCAGGTGGTACTGCTGCCAGCGTTAGAGTAACAAGCACGGCTACTACTTTACCTGATTATGGTTGGCTCAGATTTAGCGGTAGTGAAGCAGGGTTCGCACCCTATGTCAGTCAAACAATTAGTTCACCTAACACTACCTTTACATTAGGCAAAGGACCCACAACTACCTCTGTCTCTGCAATTTCAATCATCAGTCCAGCAGGAACAGGTGGATATACAGCGGCAAGTAATGTAGTCACTGATGGCTCCGGTGGCTCACAGAACGGTAATGGTTTGACAGTCGATATCACAGTCAATGGTTCGGGACAAGTAACTGGTGTAACAATAAACAATCCGGGTTCAGGGTATGTTCCCGGCGAAGAAGTAATTATTATTCAACCCGGTGCTAGCGATGATGCTAGAGTAACAATCGATGATACTACTGGTAACACCAACGTCACCAGTCCTGTTACAGGGGCAGATATTACTATTGATAGTAATTACAAAGCATATGTTTGGACAAAGGCAGGAACACACAGACACAATAACGACAGTAGTGTTACTTCAAGAGACCACATGTGCCAAGTGCATTACAACGGCTTGATTGATGCAATTGATAGAACTAAGCCAGTTGGCGCAGTAGGGTGGGCTGGCGAAGCATATTCCTATCTCAATTCATACACCGGTACTCAAATAGGTTCAGGAGTTTACCCTGCTGGACTTGGTGCTTGGCATCCGTTCCTCGGCTTCAATCCGTATGGCGCAGCAGAAACATGCCTTGCATCTTCAGCCCCTGTAGGTACGGGCGATGTTGCTACCGCTACTTTCTCAGAAGCCTGTGTAAACGGATTATCATCGAGGCATTTGATTGCAATAACTAATGAAAGTGAATTACCACTGATTGCCAAAGCAGACAGAGATGGCATTCTATGTTCAGGCGATTGGTTAATGGCAAAGGAAAATGGTAACATTCTACATGCCGGTACTATTCAATGGGACACTGACAAAGTCCACAATAAGTCTAGGTATGTTGCTTATGCTAACGCTGGCCCTCGTGTAGAAGCACAAATGCACACCGGCTTCACAAGGCCTTTTGACAACTCAGATTATCCTGCTTCCGGCAGCGCACCTACTGACGCTGAATGGCATCGCACTATACAGTCAGGTGATATGGTACAAGCAAACCCTTGTCTGCATCCAACTGGTGATTTGTTTTGGGATGAGAGTATAATTAAAGGCTCAAACTTCCATGAGGATTTTGGTACATACGGTGTGGAATGTATAGGTAATAGCGGACTAGACGATTACTTGAATCCTTCAGCAGCAGTCACCGCTATGCCTCATCCCGGTCTATTTGGTTACTATGAAAAGCGAAGTGCTGCTCGTAACTTTTCGGCTGAACACATCGTTTGGAAACGAATGGATGGTGGTAGCCTGACTATGCCTGCTGCTAATGCAAGAGGACTAGGTGCTGTACCTTGGGTAAAGCGCAAAGACGGCAGTGATTACAAGTTAGTCGGAGAGAAGGTGCTGGGCAACGTCAGGTTTAGTTTTGAATCTACTAACTCCGCCATGTTCCCTGTAATACAGGCTCAGGAACTGTCTCACCCACAACTAGCAGAACAACACCCAATAGAAATTAAGAACGCACTAATGATTCCAAACGAGGAGTTACAGTTCCAAAGCATGACTGTTGTTGACGATACAGGTCAAGAGCACAGGCTAGAGGGTGGCTCTCCGCTAGGCACAGTCATCATGGACTTTAGACATGTCAGTGACAGAGAGATACAAGGTCTAGCACCAGCCCTTGCAGGTACAGGTGTCTCTCCTAACATGAAGATTAGGTTACCTAATCCTGACGAAATACCCGGCAATGTCATTGTGAGGCCCGGATTCGATCGCATCCAAGCCTATCAGAATGAGACTATTGGTTCAGGTGGTTTACAACATCCAGCACAACCAATACAACATATCACGGATATGTTCGATAATACATATGCAGGTCCCCGCCTTTGGCCTACTTGGGAAAACAATGGGTGGGAGCACTTGAGCCAAGACTTAGTTGATGTTGATATTGATAAGAATGAACATAGGTTGAATTTCCCTGCATCTACTTCAGAAGGCTGGCAAGACCACACAGGTAACAAACCACTCTCTACTTCTTATGAGCCGCACGACAGGAGTTTGTATTTCCATGTAACAAAAATGGGCGTGAGTATGACTCACAGAGATGATGTTGATGAATTGACATATTCTAGTTACAGTGGTTCCGTCATTACAGTTGGTAGTGCTCCTGAATCTGCTACTTGGTTAGATACATCAGAGCAGAGTGGCGGTAGATATTTCCTCAGAGTTTACGACCCTAATACTGACAAGGGAGTGATTGCTTCTTACACAGGTGTTTCAGGTAGTACCTTTACAGGAGTAGTATACTCTCCTGACTTTGTAGAATTTGTTACAGGTAAGACTGGTTTGAAGGTTGTTCCTTCTTACTACATGCCTGCAGGTAGCACTCGCATATTTGCATCTCGCAGACTCCGTGACCACAGTGAATACAGTGGTGCAAGTCCTGATATGAAAATTACAGATTGGCACACCCTTTACACTAATTTACCCGCAAATACCGGTGCCATGGTTAAGCCGTTCTCTACTGCCCATGATAATCTAACTAAGCCTAAGATGACACCTATGCCTATTCCAAGAATGGGCCATCACTATGTCAATCCAACTATGGCTTTGCTGCCGGGTCATTACGCCCACCCTGCTTATCAGAGGCTGTATCAACTGAATCAAAGTTGTAGGACATCCAATAACGCACCTGCAATAGACAGTTTAGTTGGTACAAATGAAGCAACTAGAACTAGCGGTACTGCAACTACAACTACACATGAACCGGGTCGAGACCCTTACATCTATTTCTCCGGCCCAACTGCTGCATTCTCTCCATCCGATATACACGGTGGAGGATTTACACTGTTGACTGAAACCAAAGTCAAGTACGAAGGCTACGGTATCGCTGCATCTGTAGGAGATGCAGGTACAAAGAATGCTGCTGGTGGGCACGAATTAGTGTTAGAAGCGGCTGGCACATACACACTCAACAACCATTTCCCCGATCCGATGGAGGTAGGGGCTTATCAAATTGTAATACAGCCTAACGTCTTCAAGCAACAACTCAAGGGCTTCCATGCAAACGGACCTGCAGCAGATACACCTGATGGCTCGGTAGTGGAATTGACAGGGCAACAGGTAAACACAGTGATTGCAATTGAGCAAGATATCAGTACAAACGGAGCACACACGCTTATCTTGGCTGAGGCAATAATGGCCGATGTTAGAGGGTGTGAAGTAATAATCAACGAAGTTATTCTCGACATCGAACCTGATTCCGGCAGTCATTTCACAAACATGCCTACACTTGGACTTTACAACCCATTAGGTGTACAAGAGACTACTTCTTCGTCACTGACTCGCAGAAGTTTGCCATACAGACCGGGAATGTTTAGCAGTGCTACTCCGGGTTACACTGTAACCATTCCTTGGTGGGGCATATTGCACAAAGGTGGTGCTGGTAGTGCCGGTGCTAGTAAATTCAAACATTTGGAGTGGCACAAGCCTGACAACTATTACGAATTCTGTAGAATGTCTTACGGTTGTGTAGGTGCACAGATTACAATTGCTGGTTATCCTACATCTTTCATGGATATCTATGAAGTACACAGGCGTAATAGGAGCCTAAATCCAACTTGTGTAGTTCTCTCTGTAAACAGCGGTGCATCTACTATCACCGTTGACAACAATGATTTGTTCCCTGTAGAGCCTTATTACGATGAGGAGTTGGAATATACAAAGAATGGCATAAGGTACACTGCGACATATGGAAATAGAACAGGTACCCTTGCACACGCCACTTTGGGTGAATCGACTACATTTGAAAGTGTAACAGGTAGCACAGAGTTTTGGGCTAACATTGGTGCAGATACAATTCTCAAACTAACGAGACCTTACAATACATACGCTTCTGATACTATTTATACTGATACCAAATCAAGCATTGCTACAAGATTATTCCCACCGAGAAAGTTGGAAGACAAGTTCAGCAAATCATTGGTTGATGGAACTGGAGATACAAACAGTCTGCATTTACCCGACGCATACTTGTGTTTGTGGCATCCGAATCTAGGTAGACCGTTTACTTGGTACAGTGATACTGCTACTGGTGGCACACGTAATTTCTACGATAAAACGGGAGTCGCAGATACACCCGTAGACAAGAAACCGTATAACCACGTACCTGAATACTTTGAGACTATTCACTATCACGACTTCAACTATGTTGCTAGTAAGGGGCCATTTGGTTTTGCTATGAAGTGGGTTGCTCCGCCACATGACGCTGATAACGATGTATTCACAGCGTTATTCCACGACGGTTCAATATACACTGCTGCACAGATGGATGCCCGTGTAGACGGAAGCGGTACGCTTGACCACCAAGGAGGTACAGATGGCTCAGACAAGTATAACTTCGCAGGATTTTGGCCGGGTGGTTCTCATGGTGGCGGAGGAGTGAGTCGCTTAGAATCATATACCTCTGCATTGATTGGCTGGGGTGGCGAAACTCACGGAATGGACTGTGGTGGCTTTGATGACAATACAGGAATTAGAACTCGTACCTACGCTGAAATGACATCTGCATCAGCATATGCTCGTAACTATTGTTTTGGATTCAGATTTGGAATTCGACAGGCTTACAACAGACCTCGCTGGTCTAACTATGTAAGGGGCTGGTTAGAAGTCGCTGACTCAAACGCACTACATGGGTACTATCACGGACCATTTGTTCAGCAAGATAACAAGACTAGCGGCTGGGATTATGTCGGTGCTGATAGTGGTGATGGTGCTCCAAGCGATGTCGATTTCAATGCTACTTACATAGGAATACTAGAGAGATTAACACAAATCAGTGCACTGTTGAATCAAGACCAAATCGGTAGACAAGTAAGATATAGTGACGGAAGAAGAATGACAGAGCCATTCGGTTGTGCAGTTAGAACTATACGAAACGCATCTACGGTTAGGAGAGAATACCCCGGCGACCACGCAGGCAAAGGTATTGCAGAGTTAGCAGATGCACACAGGTATTACTTGGTCGATTGGTGGGGCAATACTCGTGGAGAAGATGTCCGCAGATTCCCTGTCAGAGGCTTTGGTATTAGGCCATCTTGGGATCCTGAAGACGCTTACAAAGATACGAACGTAACTCACAGGCCAGCAGCACATGACTTGTTCGGCGGTGACGGTAATGACCGTTACAGCGGTAACGCAAACACTGCTAACAATGACGCTAGTAACATGGGCACTGCAGATTGGTTTAACCCAGCCAGTGCTATGCGTGTCGGTGACAGAGGTGACGGAAGAGGTGTCCGCTGGCCTACAGTATTCAACGAAAGTATGTTGATGGATGTTAGCGAAACTCATGAAGCAACAGGCTTAGTTCTTTCACACAGCACTGCAGAGCCAGCATTTGGTCAGGGATTAGTTCGACCAAGTAACGAAACTCTACAAGCAGGTGAAATCGATAGAGGCATCAGTGCAAGACTCGATCTAGCGGACGAAGACGGATTACTCAAACCGAGTGCATCTGTTGGTGAAGGAGTAGAAACAGTTACTGCTGACACTAGGTTAGTAGACCCTGTTGCTAGAGATGATATCCGAATGGGACTAGATGTAGATACAATTGCTGAACTCAATGATGGTGTCAGCAGGGAATATGTCATCATGTCTACAGAGGCAGCGAGTTTGCACACTGACAGAGAAGTAGGGCAAAGGACTAACCTGAGAGGGGCCATGACTGGTGGAAGTCGTACATTGGGCGACTTAGATATGACCTCATTAGATTTCAGTACTAACCCTGTTGCAGGTATTACAAGGTTCTCTAATGCACATGCATACTGGCCTTTGGGTGGAACTTACATCATGGAATGGAGTAGGTATTCGGGTGTATTAGATGTGAAAGGTTGGGGGCAAACTGGCGTGTCCACATCATCTAACCCATACCAAGATGCTAACCACGACCCTATCATACAGAACACTAACTTCACTGACTCCAAGATAGAATTCCTGTATAGGCCAGCACAAGTGTTGGATAGTAAGCACGTACAGTTCTTCAGACCTGCCCCTGTAATGAAGAGTAGTGCAGACCAAGTTGGCTCCAACTTCTATAGAGCGACAGCCGGAGGCAAATATGGACTGTTCACAAGTGATGCACCGAATGCCCTAACAGGTACTCCTAGTAGCCCACCGTATGCACCTGTATACTCAATTACACCCGGCTCTAGTCTAACTGTACCTACCAGTCAAGGTCCTAAGATTCAGGGTGTAGATGTAACGGGATATGACAAGACTGACATACGCTCTCCGGTAGCAAGAGTAGTCATGTCTGAGAACACACTTGAGCATTTCAGAGCAGATGCAAGTCGAAAATCACCTGATGATGAAGAGGGTGATTATAATGTACAACCAAGACATAGCCAAACCCTACATCCAAAAGGTAGTGACGGGGATGCATCTTATAATACAGGTGACCATAGTGGGGAGTGAACATGGCAGTAGGTAAGAATACAGTTACTGGCCGTGCTGACGCATCTCAAGATGCTATCATGAAGACAGTGCGTAAGCCTAAGTTCGTAGACAATGGTGTGCGACATGGGGAATACACTAAGCAACAAAGCGGGTTCGTAGTAAAAGCACCTACATCCAGCGATTTCATACCTACTCACGATCGGAAATACTCTCTTATCGAAGAGGAAGATACAATCAGACTCAGTCACAATTCAAGCGATGGACACAGATACACTGGGAACATCTTTTCAAACGATGATAAGGTTACTACAACTAGTGTTTTGCCACCACTTACCATAGGTGCAGATAGCCCTGAGCAAGCCTTAGTACCTGCTTCTATAGAAAGTAGTACCAAGGGCACACGCTACCGTCTTGGAAATCTAAAGGGCGCAGAATTAAAACAAATTGGTTTTACTGACAAAAGGGTACGGATTGGTCAGAAAGCAAACGTGGGATTGCGAACAACTGACCTAGTCGGCAGGTTAGCGAGGGCTAGTACCAATTCATTGAACGGCCTCACTATCAAGAATCCTAGTGGTACATTCGTAGCGCAAGACTTCTATGGAATGGATGGGGTCAGTGCTATGCGTTTCCTAGCGAAGCACGACGGGTATAATGTGAGCACCGATCAATTCGGCAATCTACATTACTCACACCAGCAGAAACATGGCAGAGAGCACATAATCACTCAGACCATGGTTTCTGAAGGCTCAATCGAATCTGAGGGGAAAAGTACCCTCAACCGTGTAGTGGTTCGGGGAAAAGTCCGAGCCAACAACGACCAAAATGTAGTGCAAGTTGACGACTTTGGACCACAGAAAGATACAGTGAACGAGATACCCGGTGGTGTTTTCGCTCCAACTGCAGTAACTAAGGCCAGTGCTAAGGCGATTGGTCGCAGACTGCTGGCTATGACGAAGAAGGCTGAGGGTAATGAAAAGTTGATGGGTACACTCATGTCTAGTAGGGTGCAGCCGGGAGATGTAATCTCCTATGAGACCATCACAGACTCTGAAAGAAAGATAGTTCTGTCTACTAGACACTATTTGACACAGCGTAAATCAGACATCGACATCAATTCTGTCGACGGTTCTATAGAAGATATCCTGCAGCGTTTCCAAGAAGTAGACATAAGTTCTAGCACCCGTGATAATGAAGAGAGAAACAGGCAGTTCAGCCAAGAAGAGTTTGCAACAGCGTTTGATTACAAGTTCAAGATT